TTAGCAGGTTATCTTTAGAGATAAGGGACGAAGTTGTACCGGCTTTATCGTCGCTTGTTGTGGAAAGAATATTGCCAAGGTCGCCAAAGAAAGTTGCAAAGTTACCAAAACCTTGGCCTAGACCACGAGACGTATCTAATATCACGTCACCCATGCGTTTAACAGTGCGGATAGAGTCATCTACTGTACCAATTGGCACGCCAAGAATTTTGGGGCCACTGTAAGTTATTGGCGCAGTTTCCTTGGTAGAGTTTGCAATGTTGGTAAGTGTTTCCGCAGCAGCAGTTTCACGTGCGGCTGTATCGGTCTGTGCAGCAACTGTCTTAGACGCATCGGTTGTGGTTGCAAGATTTGCAGTGTTTAATTTGTCAATAGCCGTAACGTTTAAGTCAGGGCGTTCTTCTTTTGTAGCAGTGCTGTATTGCTGACCGCGCCATGTAAATGTTTTACCGGGGCCAAGCAAGTCACGTGCTTGTGCAAACGCGTCGTCAAATTTAGGTGTGTTAGCAATCCTTGTAAGCGCTTGATTGTTTGCAGTGTTTCTATCTTGAGCACCTTGCAAGTCACCAAACTCAGTATCAATAAGCGTACTAGCGTCTGTAAGAGTTGCCGCAAGTGCATCTGCGCCGCCAACGTTTAATGTGTCCGTTGAAGTTGCGCCATCAGTGATTGAAGAAACAATATCTTTGGTTGAAAGCCCCGATGCAGTGATCGCATCCGTAGCCGTGTCTTGTGTAGCCGCCGTAATATTATCGGTCAGCGTCTTGGCCACAGTTGCATCAGTTAAGTTTTCTGCGGCTTTAATAGTACTACCCAAACCTGCTACGGCATTGATAATAGCGGCCTCATTGCCAGAGTTGACAGCGTTAATAACTCTTAATGCCGCACCTGCGGTGGCGATGTCGGAACTATTCGTAAGTTGCCCAGCGGCAGAAACTGCACCAGCCAAGTCGCCGTTATCAATACGGTTAACAATGTTAATGGCGTTACTTGCATCCTTAAGGGAAATAGTATCCGTCAACATAGTACTACCTGCAAACTCACTAATTGCTGGGTTTTGTACAAGGCTTGTTACAAGGCCGCTAAAATCCCCTTGGTCAAGCGCTTTAGTAACTCGTAATGCGGTAGCGGCATCCGTATATCCACCCATACCCGCAAGTGATGCAAGGCCACCAAGTACGTCGCCGTTGTCAATTGCAATAGCCGCATTGATTGCTTGGGCAAACGGAGCAACGCCGGGAATAAACGATGCGATTGCAAGTAACGGTGCAAAATCTCCAATGTTGCTACTACTGGCCTTTGTAGTGTAAAAGATTGGTGTGCCGTCAGCATTAAATTGAACTCGATAGCCAGTGTTCCCATCACCATCAAACGTGCCACCAAAAGCATTTCCTGTTTGTCGCTCACCATAAGTATTAGGAACAGCTTCCCCAGTCTTTTTGTTGCCGTAGGTTGTTTGCCCTGTATCGGCTACAAGTTTGCCGTCTACTGTTTTAAGTTTAGATGGATCAACTGCCGCGTAACTATCATCTCCGCCAACAAATTGCCCGTACACAGTTTCAAGTTTTGCACCGGAAGGAACTTCAACAATAGTAGAAGTTTCATTACCATCTTGATCGTATTGACCTGAAGGTTTTACAATGTAAGAAAATGGTTGGCCTGTATTCTCATCCGTACTTGTAAAAACACGTTGTCCGTTATACGTTTTACCAATTTCTACTACATCCTCATACACAGGAACAACACCAAAATCTTTAATGTCGGTAATATCAATACTGGCCAAAATGCTTGCTATATCGGCAGCGTTTGCTTGTGCCGAGCCTTTACCTTCACCTTGCCATTTATCCGTTAAGTTTTGCCCAAGAATCTGGCTAGTCAACGTAGTAGTTGCGGCAGAGCCAGTATCTTTAACTGTGTTCCCTTCGGCGTCAACAATCGCGCCTGTGGCAGTTAGGAACGTACCGTTCTTTAAATCTGTTGCTTTAGACAGATCAACTGCGGCAGTAGTGGCAGTAGCGGTATCTGCGCCTTGTGTAACTGCGGCGGTTGCGGCAGCGGCGGCATCAGCTTCTGAATCTGTTTGCGTTGAAGTTTGTTCTGCAATTTCTTTGGCAGCAACTTTTGCTTCGGCGGGAGAAGCGCCACGAGCAATCAATTCTTGATATGCGGCAATAACAGCGGCGTTATAACGTGCCGTACCCTCATCGTTTGTATGCAGTGGGTCTTTGAGTAACGTCTTATCCTGCAAGATGTCGCCCATCACATCGACCAACTCTACGTTGTCATGTTTAGCCGCAATGTCTGAATACAGTGAATCTATCTGAGCGTTAAAGTTATTGGTTACAACATCATTAACTGATGCGGCATAGGGCGAACCTGTTAATACAACGTCAACACCTTGCTCTGCAAGAAGAGAAACAATCTGATCAATATTGTTGGTAATTGTGGCTCTGTCAACACCCTGCAAGAAATCAACACCGCCGGTTTGCAAAAACACAGTTGCGTCATCGTCAAACGATCCGCCGCCATCTAAAAACGTTGTAAGTTGATTAAGTGTATCAGCCGTAGTTGCGCCACCTACCGCAGTGTTAAGTGTGTTTTGACCAGTAAGTGTTGTAAGTTGATTTGCAAGATCAGTGTTTGTACTATTCCAACTTGCACCGGCTAAGATGTTACCGGTTAATACATTACCTGTGGTAGCTGTAGTAGTGTCTGCATCTGTGGTAGCTGTAGTAGTGTCTGCATCTGTGGTAGCTGTGGTAGTGTCTGCATCTGTGGTAGCTGTGGTAGTGTCTGCATCTGTGGTAGCTGTGGTAGCTGTAGTAGTGTCTGCACCTGTGGTAGTGTCTGCATCTGTGGTAGCTGTGGTAGCTGTAGTAGTGTCTGCACCTGTGGTAGCTGTAGTAACAGCAGGGGTAGTGACAACCGCAGGGGTAGTAACGACCGCAGAGGTAGTGGTAACTGTAGGAGTAGTTGGTTGGTATGGGGCAAGTACAGACGCAATTGTATCTTCAGACAGCCCCATATTTCTAAAAGTCGTAATCAGGTCATTGGTAGCGTCTCTCCCACCAAAAACGTCGTACACACTTTCATAGGTAGGGAGACTTGCAGCGGCGGCTGGCGCACTTACAGTAACTGCCGCACCGGGATCGTTTACAAGAGAAGCAATCCCATAAGTATCTGGCCCAAATTGTTGCGCAAAATAATCAACCTCCGCAGGTTGATTCCAGTTGTATTGGTTCAACGCGTTGTTTTGTTCATCGCGTAATGCCGCCGCTGCTTCCCAACTTCCCGTCTGTTGGTACAGTTCTTCATCACTCATTACTATCGGTCTTGCCATTATCCGACCTTCCAATTTGTTCCGTCAGAGTATACGGGCACAGCAACAGCCCCGCCAGCTATCACGGTAGAGCCAAACGCGGGGGCCAGTGCATCTGTTACAAAAGACCTTGCGCCCTTACCTGAAGTCACTGCACTAGGCAACGTTGCCACAGTGTAATTAGTCAAAGCAGGGATAATGGTATCCGTTTTAAGCTGGTTCAGAATAGCATCAACCCTGTTGAAGTACAAGCGAAGCACGTTGTTTAGCTGGTCGGCATACAGCCGGTCATACTCAAACGGAGACAGTGGTAAGTTAGGCGCGGCAACCTGATTGATCTCAAAGTCCGAAATAACAATCATGTGTTACCTCTGCGACCATCTTGTTTGATGTCAATACGGGGTGAGCCTAACTGCCAAGCGCATCCCAGTTGATTAGATTCAACTTGAAGAATCATTTGACGGCCACGAACACGTACAAACACTTGACCTGTAAACTGCTCAATTACAGAAGTTGATGTGCGAGTTACTGTTGCAGTAGAGTTGCCACCCGCAGAAATAGGGTTGTTATACCCCGAGCCTGAGTTCTGCATAGGGATTAGAGTCATAGTCACTTGAGGAGATGCCGCGTCTGATCCACGGAATGTAATGTCGGGGAGCATGCGGTAAACAAAACCAAAGTGATTGCCGTCATCAATGTCAAACTCAGCAGAACCAATGATTGCGCTAATAGCCACTGGGGTGCCGTTTACGTTATCGTCATTGCCCTGCTCATGGTCAACAAGGTTATAGGAGTACGTAGCCGCTAGTGGGTAGTTACGCAGTCCTGAATCAAGCCACGCCGTTCGGCCTAGTGTCCCATAAGACCAGACATCTTCTGAGTAGTTATAGATAACATACAGGTCAATGGTGGTGCTACTGGCAGAACAATAGAACCACCAGACTTCGTTAAAACCTTCGTTAGTTCCAGCAAACACTTGTGATGCCTGCGCTAAGTTAATGTCTTGGAAGATGTGACGGAGTAGATCGCAACGCATGGTCTGGGTGCGACCATCGTATTTATAGAACTTCTCTACGCCCATCCAATAGATCACACCAGACGCAACAACAGCCGCATTAGGGCCAATGATGGAGGTGTTATCTCCCAGAAGCTGGCTAGACCAAACTACAGGAGAGCCTTGGTATTGGAGTGAATACAAAGCCGAATCAGTGAAAACCACAATCTCTTGGCGGGTCTGTACGCAAGTAATGATTTCTGAGCCGTGGGACAGGCGAATACTACCGGCTTGGTTTGTCGCAGATGGTGTCCAGTTTGTTACGGATTCTTGGTCAGACCAACGAATCAGCATTGGGTCTTGGACAGCACTGCTGTAGTCGTTACAGCCAAACGCAAACACAAACCGGCTTACGTCAGCAACAAAGATTAAATTCTGAACAGTCGGGCAATCTGATGCGCCACCCAGTTGGACAATATCAATGCCTCTAGGAGATATAGTCTGAACACCCGACTGCGTTCCGCTGGTGGTAATAGCCGCACCGCCAAAAGTCAATGCTAGATTACAAGTTGTACCTGTACTTCCTACCACGTAATAGACCGTACCCACAACCAAGCCTGTTGGCAAAGCACCAGTTGTGTTTAGATAAACCGCAGTACCATTTCTCAAAGACGCAGTGACTACACCGGGTGAAGCAATAGTGACTGTAAACGCTAAAGGCGCAACGCCAATCTGAGCATCCCAGTAATAGATGGCCCCGCCTCTTGGAGCGTAAATTAAGTCTTCGCCAAAGTTGTTCTGGCTCCACAACTGGATGGAATTAAAAGAGTTAACACCAACGCCCCAAGTGCCCGAACCCCAAGGGCCGCCACCCCAGCCA